AACTTCTTCAATGACGCAGCCTTTGTATAGCTGCTTGATGTAAGGATCATTGTTGTAGGATAGTAGGAACTTGCCCTTGATATGTTTCAAGGCTTCTGCAAGCTCTTCATGCTGGTTAAAGGCGTCTGCGTCCTCACGTTCGTAGATGTGCTCCTTGGTATAGTAGGGTGGGTCCAGATAGAAGAACGTGTGGGGTTGGTCGAACCGGGAAACGATCTTCTCCCAAGGCTGCTTTTCGATGATCACATGCCGTAGGCGTTCCGAAGCTTCTTTAACCTTATCCAGATTCCTCAGGGGCATGTACTTGTAGCCCTGATTGACGCAGAAGTTCTTGCTTCTTGAGCCATAGCTACAGGCAAGGTTGTAGTAGAACTTGATGGCTCTCTCCAACTCGGTTCTGGGCTCGTGCTTCATGAAGTTATCGAACATCTCCCTGGCGATCAGATAATTGTTGAGTTCGGTTACGAAGGCTTCCGGGTGGTTCTTGATGTACTTCCAGAAGTTGACCAGATCGCCATTGATATCGTTATAGACCTCAGTGTAGCGGCTCTTCTTGGACAACTGCCAGTCTTCCTTGTTGGCTGATTTACCGAATAGTATCCAGGCAGCTCCACCAAAGACTTCGCAGTAGATGTCATGCTTGGGGATGAGCGGCAATATCTTCTTGCGGAGGATACGCTTGCCGCCTACCCAGGAGATAATACTGTTCATTGTTCCTCCAGTTTAAAGTTGGCGATGATCACTTCATTGAACTCGGACTTGCCTTCCTTGCGGTTGATTCCCTTGGTTCTGGTGACGTGCTTGATATCATAGCCCTTGTAAAGCTTGAGGACTTCAGGGTTGTCATCATAGCTGAGGATGAAGCGTCCCTTGATGCCTTTCAGCTTCTTGCAGAGTTCCTCATGAATGAACTGCTTGGAGTTTTCATAAGTATAGCCAAGCATGTAAGGCGGATCGCAATAGAAGAAGTTGCTTTTAGTATCGTACTTATCGATCACCTGCTCGTAGGAGAGGTTCTCGATGATCACCATATCCAAACGCTTGTGGAGTTCTTTGATGCGTTCCAGACGGTTATACATACTGGAGGTGCCACGCTTCTGAGAGGTGCCGAAGCTGTCACCCTTGCTTCCGAAACTACGGGTGATCAGATACATGAACCTGGCAGCCCGCTGTATTTCAGTTAATCCTTCCTGCTTGAGGATATCACCAAAGAGCTTGCGGCTGGCAACTAACCAGTCCAGCTCTTTGATCAGCTCATCAGGATGATACTTCACCTGCATGAACAGGTTGACCAGACGGTTATCGAGATCGTTATAGACTTCCAGATCACCCCACTTGTCTTTGTAGAGGAGCATCCAGGCAGCACCACCGAAGGGCTCGATGTATCCTTTGATGTCCTTGGGAACATAGGGGGCGATTACTTTCCGAAGCAGGCGTTTACCGCCTATCCAGCCGATGATCGCATCCATCAGACATCTCCTTTGGGGTCGGTGATACAGAGCCGCAGATACAGTTCAGGCAGGGTGAGGGACTCGAAGTCTTCATTGGTGAAGCCCAGCTTTCTAAGGATCATTTCGAACCTCTCGAAGGGGTATTTGGAGACGCCGTTACCGCCAATCCGAAACTCCCGAGCCAACCTGCGAACCTCTCTTTGTTGGCTCTGATATAGACGAAAAAAGCGGAGATATGCTCCAGTGCTTCAAGAGCATCCATCTCCTCGGAATTGCGCCCAGAAAGTATCGATATGAGCTCTTTATCCACTTCAGACACAGAGATCAGTTCCAGTAGTTCTACCTCACTGACCTTGGCTACCTTGCCAGAGAGGAAGTCCTCAAGCTTGGCTTTGAGGGTAGCATTCGAGATCGTGAGACATAGTATTTGTCGCAGTTGGCTATAGCTGAGTTTGGGTTCTCGCTTCATAGAATAATCCTTTTCTTATTTACCAAAGAACATTTCGAGGGCAATGCCCAGTAAGAGCAGGAATTGCGAGGTGGAGACGGTTAGCAGTATCTTCATATTCGTCTCCACTCTCGCCATTCTGGTTACCAGTGACTTGTTGCTGTCACCATTGCCATAGATCTCCTCGTGAACCGAATCGATTTTCTCTTTGATCTCAGGTTTGCACTGACAGTCCATAGCAGTTCCTTGTTTTCGAGTATAGTTGCGAAGAGCAGTGATCTTATACTCCCGGAGGGATATCCTTGAGCAGGAAGATCTTGTTGGAGGTCACTCCGGAGAACTCGGTGGAGATGACTACGTTGAAGAGGCCATCAGCCTCTCCCGACCAGTCAACTGTCCAGCGTAGTCCGGTGAAGATCACCACCCGATCCAGTTCCTTGGAAGCCACTACGATGGTGGTATCTTTGCTCATGAACAGGGTGCTTTCCAGGAAGTTCTTCTGCTTGGTGGATAGTCCGGAGATGTTGAGTTCGACTGTACTGGTGCGCTTGCCCGGGATAGTATAGTTGCGAGTCTTGAGCTTGGTCAGCTTAGAGTCCGTCTTACCGGGCTTCTCAGCCAGTTCACCGAGCAGATCGAAGTTGGTGGTTAGTTCCGTCTTGACCGAGGCTTGAGTTGCATACAGCGTTTCTATGGATAATAGATCGTAGGTGCCGATCCCGAAGTAAACGAGATCGGCAATCAACACATCCATGAGCTTGCTGAAGCTCAGGTCACCCTCGGTCATGTTGGAGGGATAGGTGGGCTGCGAAATAGGCTGGGGCATCAGAACACCCCTTTGATCGCCTTGCCGATGCTAAAGAGCCATTTGCGGTTGTGGAACACGTATTCGATGGCTCCTCCGATGGTGCCAAAGACCTTGAGGATGACATTGGTCTGCTTGGCCGGGAGGGACTTGGTAGCTCGCTCCACCGCCAATTGCTTCTTGGCATAGTCGTCCAGGTCCTTGGTGGCAGGGTTGATCTTGATATCCTGGATGATGTCCAGGATGATGGCCAGAGCTGAGTTGACCTTGGCCTTGTCGATCAGCGTGCCGGTAGTGCGGGATATGATCCAGACTACCAGGGCTGAGACCAGACCGAGGATAAACTCCTGATTGGCGAAGATGAAGTCCATAGAGTCTCCTTGTACTCGCTTAGGTGGTTAGCTTGAACACTTTCACGAAGCCCGAGATATAGGTGATGCCGGGCCGAATGCGGATGTACCAGTGGTACTTCCAATCGCTTCCGTGGTGTTCTACTTTGAGTTCGGCATCAGTACGATAGCCGACGATAATGAACTTGGGCAGGCCGCCGATGATGTAATCGGCATCCATGAGACGGGGTTTGACCGGGATACCCGCAAAGGATACGTTGCCGCCTTCAAGCAGCAGGCGATCTCCAGCTCCGGTCTCACGCTTGGCGAGTTCAGCACGGATACGGATCAAGTCTTTGTGAGCTACGTAGAACTTGAAGTTCTCTTGCTCTTCCAGCATCTCGTCAGAGAATGCCAGCAGAGCAGCTTCGAAGCGCTTCGCCCAGTCGGTGTAGGTGGTCTTGGAGAGGTTGGTGACGTCGGTGGCGGTAGTTGCGAGTTTGATCACTCCATCCAGAGCCTTGATTTTGGCAGTGGCAGAGGCTCGATCACCCTTGAAGAGCAGCAAGCGGATGGCTTTCTCGGTCTTCTTGGCGATATGGTTCTCCACATAGGCTCCGAAGGCATCTTCACCGTACTTGTCCTTGTAGAACTCGACCACATCACGCCCCAGAGTGAACTCAGCATTGAGTATCCCGGTGGGCACGGAGAGATCGGCTGTACTCACGTTTTGAGCGGTCAGAGCACCATCGAGGGAGTTCTTGAAGACCAGGTCATCGATCAGGCCGACGTCGATCTTCTCGTCCTTCAGCAGGGGCAATACTGAGATATCTGAGAGGGTATCACCAGGCTGCGATCCAATCACCTCATCGATGAACAGAGAAGTGGTGTTGGCGGTCAGGATGTTCATGGCCTTGCCGGAGTCCACGTCGGAGATGCCTTTGTAGATCTCACGGTGGCTGGCCTTGACCATGATCTTGTTGCCATCGATGCTAACCTCTTTGTCCACATTGGACTGGTTAGCATCAGGCTCACCGGGAATGCTCTTGGAGATGGCCTTGCTCATGGTAACGGAGAGGTCTTTGAGGCTCTTCTCGATGCTGTGGATGGCATCGCCAAGCTGGAGCTTGGGTTTACCCTTCTCCAACTCACCGATCTTCTCACTGATGGCGGTGATGCCCTTCTGCAGCTCGGTGTTGTTGTTGTGCTCCGCTACCTTGCGGAGGCTATTGAGCTCATCCTTGATCTCGGCAAGGCTGGCTTCCGCATTGCGGTAGTCATCGGCCCGGCCATAGATGGAGACACCATTGAACTCGCCTTTCTCGACCTTCTGCCAGAGTTCAGAGTTGAGGTCTTCGCACTTCAGCACCTGGACCCAGGCTCCCACCTTGGTATCGGGGAAGTGTTCCCGGTCGCTGGTCTTCAGGATGTAGTTCTCGACTACGGTAAACTCCGGTACGGGTTGCATGTTGTGATTCACGTCGCACTTGCCGACCAGGCCATGCTTGGCGAAGTGGTCGCAGGCCTTCTGAATCTCTTCCCGGGTGTAATAATCACCTTGCGAGTCGTGGATGTTGGGCTCCATCAGGGTGACGAATAGCCGACCCTGGGTACCTGACGTCTCACTCTTGAACTTGGTGGAGTTGATCTTGTGTTCGAAGCTCCGTCCCGAAGCGTTCTTGACCACAAAACCCTTCTGATTGGCGGGAGTCATCTCATCGAAGAGAAGCGAGACCAACTCGACTTCCACGTTGCGGAGTTCTCCCTTGAGAATGGTGCGCTTACGATTCACGCTACCTCCTTTGTTATTCTTAACTGGTTGATTGTTAATGTGGATAAGATACATAGCTATGCTCCGAAGTTCCGGTTCTGCATGAAGAGCTTTTCATCGTCACTCTGCAGTACCTCGGTCAGGTTACCGAAGTTGAAATCATCTGGTTTCACGTTCCAACCGAACTCATAGTTGAACTCTACTGCCAGGGTTAGTGCCAGGCGGTTCTGCAGCGGTTTGACCACGAAGTGGTAGAACATAAGCATATCGCTGCGGTTATCGCCACCAAGCTGTCCTGGGATAAGCTGGGATACGATCCTGGCGGGCACCCGGTGATAGGCGAGGATGCCTTCCCTGAGGTCTTTCTTGAGCCCCAAGAACCCGCCTTCCCGGTCTTGCTGTCTGAGCGGTTCGAGGCGTATCTTCACGTCCCGGCTCTCACTCTCGATCAGAACCGTAGAATGGCTCTTGGCATTGCCTTTGACCTCGGTGAGCGCTTTCTCGATCTCGGTATAGGCATCGGTCAGCACTTCATTGCCCTGCTCATCAGTAACGGTTCCGTCTCTCAGCGTTCCGCCTTCCACGATCACGAAATAGTCGATCATCAAGCCGTTCTTGAAGTTGTTGTAGTCGAAGGTCTTGATCTCGCCCAAGATCTCGATGTTGATGGCGATGGGCAGGCAGGCCAGGCCCCAGGCATTGGATCTATGCGTGGACTTCTTTACGTGGATGATATCCTCGTAGGCGAAGTCCTTCTTCTGGTTGTTCTTCACTTGGATGTAGTTAGGCTTGAAGAAGCCGAACTCGTCATAGTTCTCCACGATCTGTACTTCGGAAGGCAGCATCCTCTCCAGTCCCATCCACTGACCCTGGGCGTTCCGCATCTTGATCATGAAGCCGTTGCCACAAGCCAGATAGAATTTCATCAGTTCCGCCAGTATGGTAGTCTGGTCTTCACAGGCCGGGAACTCAGCATCAACCATCCAGGCTTTAACCTGACTGTTCTTGCAGTCGAACTGCATGATTGTTGCCATAGTCAGGGCATCGATGCAGCCTGAGTGGTACTCATCGGTATCCAGGAGATTGAGCAGATTGCTCATCGAATAGGGCTGAGAAACCACTTTCTTGGCCTCGGCTGCTTTGGACACCAACCGCTCCCCGACTCTCTGGTACTGGGATAGATCTATGGGTTCAGGCTTGTACTTGCTCTCCAGCAGGTCACTTGCGGAACTGATAGCCAGGTTGTAGGCACCTAATCGCATCACTCTCATGAGCCCGCTCCGGTTCCGCTTTTCAGCAGATCGATCTTGGCGATCCTGACAAGGCGTGTGCCATCGATGCGGCTGGTGTAGTACTCCACACTTGGTAGGTCCCGGTTCATCAGCTTCAGGTAGAAAGAGCGGAACTTCTCTTTTAGTTGATACAGATCGGAATCAGGATCAGTAACGTTCTGGGCATTGACGATTAGGAAGACTGTCCAGGCGATATCGGTATCCACATACTGCCGGGAGGTGCCGTTCTTGCCTGTTTCCGAGTCGAGGATCAGAATAGCGCAGGGCAAGGCTTTGGGGATGTTGTCCTTGTTGTAGAGGGTCTCGGCCACTCCTGCCAACTTCAGAGCTTCGGAGATGCGGCTGCGTTCGGCTTGGTATTTCTCAAGAGCGGTCACAGGCTCACCTCAATATCATTCAATTGCTGATAGATCCACTGCTCCCGGTTGGCGATCACCTGAGCAAAAACGTTTCGGGCGACAATGCCTTCCCGCTTGATCTTGCCCCGGATGAGATAGGCGATCCTGGCAACGGTCAGAGCTTTTCCTGTCTCTTTATCAGTCCAGGACAGGTGCTTGCGTTCGACCCAGGCGATCAGCGGGGCGATCGGAGTCCAGGAAGGCACTTTGCCGCCCAAAACGAAAGGCTCGTGTTTCACATTGGAGCCTACCCTGAGGATCATAGTGGAAGGACTGGTCTCGACCAGATAACCCGTATTGCCGTAAAAATCGCCCTTGTCATAGATCTGCTGTGCCAGGATCTCTTTACGGGACTCGGCATCGATCACAGAACCGATCAGGTGCAATCGGCTCTCCAGTGCGGCATATATAGCCAGGTAGATATCCCGCATCAGTTCATCCGGAGAAGTATAGTCACGATCAGGCATCAGATCACTCCAATGCGAATAGCACGAGGCTGTCTGGGTTTGAGTTCGTTCAGGCGTTCCAGGCCGGCTGGATTGAGATAAGAACTCAAGACGGTAAGCGACCTCAGTTCAAGGTTGGCTTTGAAGGCGTCTATTTCGCTTCCTGTGAGCAGTTCGGTGGCCGACTGGTCTAATCCTACGGTCTTGACTATTCCCTCGCCCAGGGTCTTCAAATTGAGAAACTCGCAAGTGCTGTGCAGCATCAGGAAACAGAACCCAAAACGAAAAGAGATCAGCAGGGGATCATCTTCAGGCAGATCATCGTGGGTAGCGTGATCATAAAACTGCTGCAGCACGATTGAACGGATCATCTCCATTACCAGGTCCTGATGCTCCCTGAAAATGCCGTTGTCGGACATCTCCTTGGGCAGGTTGAGGATGGCAAGCATGGCATCGGTCTCGACCGGGATGGGTATCACTGGCCCTTCCTCATCAGCTCGGAAAGCTCAATCGCTCTCATACCCACTTGCTTCGCCCACTTGGAGGCTAACATGCCATTCGCGGCTCGTTCCCAGTCTCCGGTAGCTATAAAACGCAGCGTGTTCTTGAAACTAAGCAGACCCTTGATCCCCAAGTTGAAACACATATTGAGCAGCACCGACTGGCGAACCTCATCGAGGTTATTATAGATATCGGGTATCTTATCGATCAGCCATTGCTCGCAGTCTCGGATATCCCTATCCAACATGGCATAGGCTTCTTTCCGGGAGATACCCCTATCATCGAGATTACGGCCATAACCAATGGTCAACTTACCTGCAGTACAGCGGTATGGCTTCAGCCTCAAACCCTCGTGTCTGACTAATTGAGCTTTGATTCGGTTCATCAACGCTTCGGTCATGCTATCTCCTTGTTCCAGATGTGATCATCGATCCGGCGACAGGAAAGCACTACCCTGTGTGCTGACAAATCAGGATGGGTAAAGATGAGAAAGAAATTTCTTGACAGAATTATGGGAGTGATTTCTTATCAACTCAGCGTGAGTAGAAACTGAAATTCATAAATTAAAAACTAAGCGTCGCTGCATGTTACCTCTACACGTTAGTCCTACTATATTGCAGAAAGTAATAGTATAAATACAATAAGTATTAGGTAGGTAGAAATGAAAAACAAGGTTTTCTACACGCTTTTTCTTCAGAGAGGCGAAAGCACTTGTGTGTGCAGAAATAAGCCTAGTTCTCAATTATATGCGGGGGTTTTTGTTATGATGGGGCTGTTTTATTGTTTCAGAGGCATGGTTCGTAACCGGCGAATACTTTTTTGGGTGTTATTGCTCAATGCATTATTGTTTTTTAGCGCTTCTTATGCACAAACAACACTCACTCCCTTATGCCAATACCAGGCACCACCAGGAGCAGATTATATCAACCAGATTCGTTTCCCTTATGAAAGTCAACCTGCAAAGCGTGGTTCAGATGCCAATCACGACGGGTATGATGATTATATCAAAGCATTTGGATATACGAATACATCAGGTGTTGATGTTGTTTGCTTTTGGGGTAACTCTGTTCTAAGCAATATCCCCAATTGCATCTATAACTGGCCAAGTGAGAACATTTCCGGAGCATGTGTCACCTGGCATGGTGATTTAAATGGAGATGGATTAAACGACTTTGTCGCAACCTATCAAGGCTATATGGGTATGTATGCAGTGATATCATTTAGTGACTCCCCCTTCAACATCAATCCTGATCTGACTTTTCAACTTCCGTATTGGGGAGGATTCACAGCTTTCAACGGAGGATACGATTTCAATAATGATGGGTTTGACGATATCCTGTGTGTGGATGAGGATAGCCAGTTTCATGAAGGTAATGTGGATATCTTATTTGGTGGTAATCCAATGGATACAACAATCGATGTTCACTTTCAGGGTTCCGAACCTTATGAGATCAGAGTGGGTTATCAATACGCGGTCGGAGATATCAATGGTGATAGCATCGATGACTTGATATTATCCCGCCAGGGTTTTGGTGATTACGATCCTCTCTATCTTGATATTTACTATGGAGGGCCAGCATTCAAAAATCCGGAAGTATCTTTCTCATTAACTCTGCCGCACCCATTTATGAAGGATTCTAACTTGTTGGCAAATGGTGACATCAATGGAGACGGATATGATGATATATGTATCCCATTCTATGATTCACTATATGTTTATTGGGGCAATGAAGGCATGATCACAGATTATTCCACCTTCTATATTGAAAATAGCCAAACACAACTGATGCAGACAATCGCGTTTTATTGTAATATTAACAATGATGAATATGACGATCTTGGGATTTATATGTGGAGAGAGGACCATGTAGATTTTTATTTGGGTGGAGAAAACCTTCCATCTCAGCCAACCTATTCAATAACGATAACTCCCTGCTTATCAACTAGTGGAATCGGTGTTGATCTGGGAGATTTAAACGGAGACCATCACGATGACGTTCTGGTGAGTGACGGCGGAACTTTCAATACGGCAACAGTTTACTCCCTGAATCCATCTGATGCTGACGACCCCGTCATGCCAGCCGGGGAGTGGATTCACAACTATCCCAATCCCTTCAAACACTCGACGACATTCAGCTACAAAGTGCCTGATCATAATATGATGGAATTTCGTATTGAAATTTTCAACATCAAGGGGCAGAAAATCCGGGACTTGTCCGTTAATGGCAGTTTGACAACTTGTTGGAACGGAAGAGATTCCCAGAATCATCTAGTATCATCCGGAATATATTTCTACCGTTTAATCGGTCCAAGATATTCATCTAAGATCATGAAAATGATACTAATTAACCAATAAGGAGGTTAAAATGAAAACCATCGTACTTATTGTAATGGTTGTCACTGTTGGCATGCTGCATGGTATATCTTATACTGCATCATTCCAACTATCAAACGTTTCATTTTCAAGCGATTCCCGGGGCTATGAAGTCGTGGATTACAATGATCTTCTCAAAACTAATCTTCGAGGAGCACCAGAACTACCCGTTCAGTATTTACATTTCATTATTCCCATTGGAATGAGTGTTGGTTCCATCCAAATAACAACTAGTCAAACACAATTACCTGGTACGCATAATGTTATGCCTTCACCTGGATTTGATTCTATATTGAATCCTCCAGATGCTGCTGAACCTGATTCCTCAATCTATTCTTTAAACAACTTATACCCAAATCAATGTGTTCAAATCCTTAGACATGAGTATTTCGCAGGTGCTAACCGAATTGCGGTTGTTGCTGTATATCCTATACAATATATTCCTCAAAGTGGTATTATTGTATTTAATCAAAACATCTCTTTTTCATTGAACCTTGTTAATGGGGAACAACCAGCAGCAGTGCCGATTTCGAGAATTGCTCGAGACCATGACCTTACCTTAAGAGCACTGCAGGCTCTTGTATCTAATACAGGCGACATATCTACTTATATGTATCAGCCAAACATAAATATAATACCTGAGACTACTGATATCGAGGAAGTAATCATCGGTCCGGCTCAATATGAATCTGATTTTACTGATTTCATTAAATGGAAGTCACTCAAAGGAGTCAAAACAGTATATAAAACAACAGAGTCGATTTATGATGAATATCCTCAGGGTGATAATTGGCATCCCCATCCAATTACAGATCTTGCTGGAAGAATAAGGGCTTATCTGAAGGATATGTATACTAATCACTGTCTATCTTACGCAATAATTGTTGGCGGTGGTACCGATGTAGACCAATCACCTAATTCTAACGATGAATTTCTAACAGTGCGATATTGTTGCGTCGGAAATAATTCTTGGAAGGCAACTGGGAATATAGAGCATTGGGCTCCTTACAATGTTAGAAATCGAGTGTCAGTTGACCTCTACTTCTCCGATTTTGATGGTGATTATAACGTTGAAGGTGATGCTAATGGATACTATGGTGAACTTGATGATATTATTCAAAACGGCCCAGAAATATTTGTCGGTCGCATATTGGCTACTCCTCAGGATGACATCTCACCCCATGAGAAAATTCGCAGATGGGTAGAAAAAACAATTACTTACGAAACCAATCCTGGATTTGGGGATGATAGTTATCTGATGAAAAATTTCATGAACACCGGGCTTATGTCCGAATATAACGATTATTATGTATACGCTGGCACACTATCGAATGAGTTTTCAAATTTCACAGGTGGAACGACATACTTGCATGCTCGTCATGGTTGGCCAACTGGTTCAATGACCATTCAAAGAATGAGAGAAGGATTTGGTCTAATAAACTGGTATGAACACGGTATGAAATATTTCACATCTAAAAAAAATGGAGTTATTATAAATAACAAATGGTATGGATATAACGTTACATCGCTTGACTCATACCCTCAGGATTGTTGTCAGGAAAATGGAAACGGTTTTGACAACCTACTAGCTAATGGGAAATATGGTATATTATATTCAGTATCGTGTATGACTGCGAAACATGATGACACCTCTGGGAGCATCAATGATTTCTCCGACCCTTGGGCGGATTTGATATGCATGGCAGAATCTTATACCTGTTATACGGAAGGAATGGGGGGACCTGCCATGATTGCAAATACACATGATGGTTTTAGAGTGCTTTCCGAAAATATTGAAAAGTATTTCCTGCAGCAGATTTTCAATAACCAAGTATATAACGCTGGTCGCGCGTTAGCAACGGCCAAACAAATTGCAAGTGAAGGTAGATTACTAGATTTATCTACAACCTATTTTGGTGATCCTGAAATGGATATGTGGACATCAATACCATTACAGATGACTGTTGCCTTTGATCATTCATCTAATTCCGTTCATGTAAGTTATAATGGCAATCCTTTAGATGGAGCATCAGTAGTATTCACTAATCAGAATGGGGATGGATATCTCAGGACATACACAAACGCATCCGGCATTGCTACTTGCACATTCGATTATAGAGATATCTGCATTACAAAACATGATTTTAAACCGTATATCAAACGGATAGGAAGAAATAGCGAAGTCATAAGTAGTGTTACGGATCAGAAGTGGGACTTTATTATTCCATCTGGCAGAACAGTTACTCTACAGAATTCGCTAAATCTAAGTAGCTTTGGCGGCAAAAATGCGAAAATAGTAGTTGAGAATGGTGGCACCTTTATCCTAGCTGAAGGTTCAATGTTAACTGGTGAGAAAACAACCTTCACTCCTGATGAGTTTTCATCAATCAGAATTTCGATACCTGGTAATTGTGTTGAAGTGTATGGGACACTTAACATCAATAATGGAGCGGTAGTTGCAGGTATAACAAATTGGGATGGAATACGCGATTATTCTAACGGGACGTTAGATATTGACCAAGCTTTGTTCAATAACTGTCCTCTATATAAGGAAAATGGGTACGTAAACATATATAATAGCTACTTCGTCGATTCACCAATATCTATGAATCGTGCCAGTGTAGAAATCAAAGACTGTTCTATGCTAAGTGGGGTTTATTGTACTGGAAGTGAACTCGTTAAGATAGAAAACAACACTGAGAATCCATGCTACATTACAGGGCTGAGCGACGGTATCACCTTGATAAACTGTGGGGTAACGAACATCTACGGCTATACAATAACTGGCAATGTGAGAAATGGGATAAACTTACACGAGTCTTATGGTAGAAATACAATTGAGAATTGCAGCATTATCAGCAACTCCCAAGATGGAATTCGTATGTATCACTCAAGCGCAAGAATTATCGGATGTCAAATCTCAGGAAATCAAAAAGGAGTAATTGCCTACAGGGGCAGCAATGTTGAGATTTTAAAAGATCCTAATTCAGCTCCTTGGTTCCACGATTCTTGTATAACAAATAACACATGGATGGAAATATTGTTCACCGATGATTGTGATTTACAGATGGCTCGTGGTATGAATAAAATACTGGATGCGCCATACAACCCCGACACTTTTGATAAATACCTGGTCTTTTGCCCAAACATGACCAGGAGTCGAGATTTAGGATTGAATTATTGGGGTTCTGACCCACAGGGCTTGCCAATCTATCCTGAAGAAGAAAGATTCGAACCCGCATGTATTAATCCTAGTGCTTTTGAGATCGGATTCAATCTCAATCCTTTATGGAATCCAGGTCCTCCTTCAGTAATCACTTGGGAAAATGATGAGCTTATTTATCACAATGCAATTGATTTAGCTTTAGCTGAGGATACTGTCGGGGCAGTAGCGCTTTTTAAAAACTTGATTTCTCAGTTTCCTGAAAGCGACTTTGCTCCAGCTTCAGCTAAAAACCTTCTAGCCCTTGAAGAGGACAAGCAGGCTCTAAAAGATTACTATGCAACCGAGCCTAATCTTCATTGGAACGGAGAAATTGATAAGTTAGCAGACTATTTAGAGAACTATTGTAATATCAAAATGGGTGATTACCAAGCTGCGATCTCATGGTTTGAGGATATAATCTCTGATCCGGAATGCGAGTTGGATTCATTGATGGCAGTGATTGACTTAGGCTATGTGTACCTCCTGATGCAAGAAAACTCGCCCAAAGCTCAGATCACATGCCAATACCCGCAACTTGTACCAAAATCAAGGACTCAATACGAGCAGAAAACCAACGCAATTCTAACTGCTTTGTATTCTCCAGCAAATGGTGCTAACCAAGAAGATGGTACAAATACAATTCCCATTCTTCCGCAAATCCCTGTATTGCACAATAACTATCCTAATCCATTTAATCCTTCAACCTCTATCTCATTTTCGCTGCCTGCCGATATGCAATGTTCCTTATCTATTTACAATATTAAGGGCCAAAAGGTAAAAACGCTGCAAAGTGGCATTTCTACCCAAGGGAATCACACATTGATATGGAATGGTCGTGATGATAATGGAAAGCCAGTATCATCAGGAGTCTACTTTTATCAGCTTAAGGCACAAGATAAGACCATTACTAAAAAGATGATTATGGTAAAGTAGCATCAAACGGCATTGTGAAAAGCCCGGGGCAACCCGGGCTTTTTAGGATTTTACTTCTTAGCCTGAATGTCGATTGTTAATGCTAAAGCTATAACCATCAGGCAATAATGGATGAGATTGCTCAAGCTCTTACCTTTGTGGCCTTTCATGTATTTGTGCAGCACCTGGTAGCCGCCAATGTGATAGTTCCAAAGCTCCGGGGTGATGCCCTCGAAGTGCTTGTCCGGGTTGATCTGCACGATACTCTTGTCCTCATACTTGATGAATTCTACCAAATCATTAGAACCGCTACCCTGATACTTTGCTATGGGAGTGTTCAAGCGCGGACTCTTCAGAAGATGAATGTCAGCAAGCTCTTTACCATATCCTGCAAGCAGGCCGAACAACTCGTAATCATCTGTAAACGGTATGCGGGGGAAATCCATCCTGAGATACTGCGCAAAACGCTGGCGGTATTGATTGCTGTGCAGGACGGCATAGACGTAATAAAATAGCTGCTCCGGCTGGAACTGGGGCCACTGCCTGCTGAACTGCTCCAAAAGCCCGGAAGCGATGTTGTATTCCCGCTCGTCACTGGCGAAGATGTCTTCTTTTTGCTCGTCCGGGTAGATGTAGAGGGGGAAGACTGACTCACTTCCTTTATTATCAGAGCGTATTACACCGTCCGAGATAATGTATTTAGATATGAAAACATAATTGCATTCTTTTCCAGTGAGTTGCTGTCTTCTTGCTATTATCCCCACATTCTCTTCCAGCATATACCTCATGACCTCATTACGTGCTCTGCAATGAAACCCACCGCTTTTACCTGTGAAGTAAGTATAGCGGGTGTCAAAGGGTCGGTAGAGGATGGGGACTATCTTGCTGTTACTCAAGCCGCTATCCTTGAGGTCTTTCTGGGCAAGCTCGACCTTCCAGTCCTTGGCATCTTTGCCAAGCTGATAGGCAGCTCTCGCGCTTTCCGGGTCCAACGAGGCGAAGTGGTGGATGGTATTGCGCACCTGGTCAGGCGTATCGCGGATCGTAAGCCCATCCCTGGCGGTAACGATGCCCACGCTGTTGAGCGGGAAGATTTCCGGCAGGCTACGCCACTGGAGGTAATGCTCGTTTCCGGCGGCTTCCGGGCGGAAGAGGTAGAAGGGTGAACCGGGATTTAGTTCCTGATAATCTCCGGACTGGAACTGCTTGTTTTCCAGCCAGTCATACTTGGACTGGCGTAGCCCGAACAGCTCGTGGTGGCACACTCTTGTTTCTTTGCTATCAACACCTTTCACCATCAGGATGATGGCGGTTCCCTGCTTGATATCGAAGACGTTCTCGTCCGTGCTGTCGCAGGTTTCCCCTTTCAGACTGTTGCCATGCAGGTCGAGCACATAGATTTCATCGAAGGTGCGCATCAGGCTCTGGCGCATGCCGCGGAAGGTGGGGTTGTCCAGATAGCCGTGGTTGGTGATCATGCCCACGATGCCCTTGCCCGCCTTGTGTATCTTCCATTGGGCAAAGCGCAGGAACTTCACATAGTCATCCTGCAGCCCTTTGGGGTTCTTTTCGTTCAGGGGCATGCCGTCAACGGTGTAATAACTCTGCGCGCCGTCCAAATCGGTCTTCAACAGCTTTTCCGTCCAGGCGTTGTTGTTTTCGCTGGCTCCGCTATAGGGCGGGTTTCCCATGATCACCATGATCGGTTCCTCATGCTTGACCTTGTTTGCCAGGGCGCATTCCTCGCTGATGTCGTGGGCAATGGGCAGTTCGGTTTGCTGGGGAGTGTCCGGCTCCAAGGTGTTGGAGAGATAGAGCTTGAAGCGTTTTTCCTCGCACAATTCATAGCCATGTTCCGCCAGCAGGTAGCTGATCTTGAGGTGTCCCACGGTGTAGGGCGCCATCATCAGTTCAATGGCGTGGAAGTGGGGCAGGATGTGATGTTTGATCAGGTTATGGACGGTGCCCTCGCCGTATTTGCCTGCCTGCTATTCAATGGCCATGTTGATGGCTTCACCAGGAAAGGTGAGAGTGCCAGCAGCAGGATCAAGAATTAGGTAAGGGTTTGGGCATATAGGTCGGCAAACTGCTCTATGGTCAGATTGTTGATCAGCAGCTTCTTGAGTGTTTCATAGAAGTTCAACACCACCTTCTTGTCCTGCATATCCTCCTCTGCCAGTTGGGTGGTGATGATTTCGTTTCGTAGGAAGCGGGTACGTTTTGCCAGTGCATTAGCCAAACTCTTGGGGTCTGTGATGGCAGGCAGGGAAAAGCTGAAATAACGGTCAAGCAAGGTTGCAAGCTCATCAAATGCGAAGCTGGATGGGCAATAAGCATCTGGGTGGCATTGATCGAACTGGCAATTGTAACACTATCTATAAACTGACCATGCTGATAGAGACGGAACTCATAGAAGTTGGTGAGGATGAGATTGGGAAAGGTAGCCAGGTAACGCTTGAGCTGTTCGCTTACTGCGATGGGGTCGAGCTTGTAGGTCTCCGGTTTCTTGGTTTCGATATAGCCAGTGATGTGGGCTTTGCCATTCCAGACACGGAAGTCCGGGTTTCCGGCTTCGGAGGTCTTGGGCAGGATACCCACTTCGCATTTGCTGATCTTATTCAGCTTGGCATAGGCTTCGATCATGTCCTTCAGACAATGATAAAAGGACTCTTCCCGGGCGTCTCCCCGGTTAATGATCTTCTGCAGATCGTTTAGGAATGTAACCAGAATAGCTTTCAGCAAACGTAACCTCTATCTTGTTATATTTCTGATTAGACATAGTCAAATAGAGGGGATATTCTGCCAATCTCTTTTTTATTCGAGCTTAATACGACCGAGATACTGGTAATACAGAATAGACGGCTAATGTATCAGGTGGGAAACATGTCATCAACTACTACTCAGTCCAGATTACCGTTGTTGTTCTACACTTCCAATGAAACGGGGGAAACGGAGTATGCGCTCCAGAGATACCTACCGGGTTCATACCTGAGTCGTATTCGATCTGATCGTCCTTGACCCAGGGTGCGAGGGCTCTGATGTATTCCCGGGCATCATCCAGGCTGTTGGATTTGGTATCAAGAGCCATCAGTTTGTCCATCACTTCGAGGGCATCGTTTAAGGGATAGATCTTATCCTGGGCAGCCAATGCCCGGCAGATATCACTGGTGTGATCATCGAGGATTACTAAGAGCTTGTAGTATTTGGCCTTGGTTTTCTTGTATCCCTGCAACCTTCCGAATTCCCTGATGCGCAGGGCTGTGTGCTCAGCCAGTCCCTGCCAGTAGTGGGAGGATCGGTTGGCAAGGTCATTGAACTGGTCTTCGAGGGTATCGGCAAGCATCTCTTTGGTATAGCCCTGCTCAATAGCTTTTGATAGTGTATCTGCAAAGCTTTGGCGGATATCGGCTTCAAAGTGATTCCCGATCCAGAACAACTGCTGCTTCTGGATGGTGGATGAGAGATGCTGATCTTCAATGCCCCAGAGCCCAATGCTGGTCTTGATCGGGGCTTGCACTTGGGTGTCCCTCAGTCCCAGCCGCACACAGCGGTCTATTATCGCCTTGGTGGGCTCATTGACCAAGGCCGCGAAGTCATCTCCCAACTGGGTATTGATGATGCCCATAAGCTTATCTATGGAGTCCCGGTTGATCTTCTCTGCTCGTGGCATGTCACTCAGCATCTGGATGGCAAGTCGAGCGGCATCTCTGATCTCAGCCTTCCAAGCATTGTTGAGTATCCTGTAGTACTCCAGCATAAGTCTATCGTAATAGTTCATCAGAAGGCGAACCTCTTGATCCTGAATCTGTTCCTTCCGATATCGTATTCTGAGAACCTCTCCAGACAGCCAGCCAAGGCATCACAGCCATCTATATAGCCATCCGGATAGGTAAGGAACTGTGATATCAGGGTTGGTGTATCCTGCCCCTCCGGAAAGAGCAGCTTGGCGGTCTCGATGATGGTTTCGGTCCTCTCGATGCGCAGGTTCTTGTTGTCCTTGTTATCGATGCGCTTGATCCGGTGGCTGATGGATGGCAGACGGTTGTCCTTTGCCCACCGATCGAAGTCAGCCAGGATACGTGCCTGACCGTAGGTGGTTTCACAGGCTGCCCGGGCTTTGACTCTGTAGATTCGATCCAACTCCTGATAGGCATCATAGTAGTATCTGAAGAACTTGGTGTTCTCTGTCTGACGTATCCAGACGTGAATAACATAGAACCTGTTGCCGTCATAGCCTATGGAGATGATGGCTTTGTAACAGCCTTTCTCACCCCATGCGGGATCGGCATAAAGCCAGACCCGCTTCATGTGGGATGGCTCAGGCAGAGTTTTGTATCTAGTGAACCAGTGGTTTTTAAAAATGTTCCCTTCAATGACTGGCTGCCCTAACATCTCCCTCTGGTATCCGGTATACCCGAACTTGGCTTTTAGATTAGGCAGGGTGGCAGTGGGATATTGAGCCTCCCAGACGGACTTGCCCTGCCGATCTTCGAGCGAGAAGCGCAATATCGCTTTCTGGTGCGTTTTCAGAACCGACCTTGTATCCAGATCAGGGTTATCAGCCCGTAATTCGCCCAATATCAGCTCCTGAAACTGGCAGATCGCGTAGTTGGGATGCACCAGGTTACCGAGCCAGACGATCCTGCCATTTCCCTCCGGTGAGAGAGCCCCGGCAAGTTCCTGGGTGATCTTCTCCATGCGTCTCTTGCCAATGGACTGGTTGCCCATGTTCTCTTCTTTATCGATATCATCACAGACGATCGGCCCGGGCCGTTTGGCAGTCTTGGGATTGATGGTGCCTCTATGACTCTGCTTGATACTCCTGGCTCTGATTCTCGCTTTATTCTTGAGATAGAAGTCCAGATCAAAGGCATCCACTGGTTGCAGCTCCGGATAGTCGATAGTGAGCCGCTTGTTGTTCTGAAGCTCATGCAAGGTGAAGGCTGTGCGTTCCTGTGCCAGGTCTATGTCTGCGGCTGTATGGATCACGTAGCGTTCACCCTGGATGATCATCCAGATGGGATAGACCACTCCCATGAGTACCGTTTTGCCCAGCCCACGAAATCCGGTGATGGCGATGATGCCTGAGCCCTTGTCAGTCTCATCGAACATGGTCTCATGCGCTGGGCAAAAGGGTAGCGGGAAGATGTGCGGGAAATAGGTGTGACAGAAGAACGAGAAGGCGTCCCAGCCTGATCCGGTTGTTCTCCTGATCCTCTCAGCCTTGGCTTCGGGATTATCGTCTATAAAAGGCAAGACGGAGATCGTTTTGGATGCGATCTCCGTCAGAGCCTTGTTATGCCGCTGAATGAACTTCTTAGGCATAACCGGGTATCATCCCAACCCCCAGCAAGCTGTTGGTCGGGAACCCCGATTTTCCGGAAGGATCAGCGGAACCGGGGGGATCGGCTCCGCTGTCAGGCAGGCAGGATGTCGTGGAGCCGGAGGAAGTAGCTCCACTCGTTGGAGGGTAGGTTGGCTGGTGTGTTTGGAGGTAACCATGTGTCTATCCGTTTCTAACTCGTAAGTACTCGGCAAGATCGAGCACGATACTCTGAAACTGTTTCAGCATAGTCTCATAGCCCTTCTCGATCATGAAGTCGGTCACCTGATCCAGGAAGCGGACGATATAGTCGTTCAACTCCTTGGAAGGCTCAGCGTCCTTCTGATTCTGCCTGATCAGGCTGACGAGGCTCTGCAGAGCGGTGTCCGCCGGGTTCTTGGCATATTCCCGCAGTGCCTGGATGAGCGCCTTCTTGCGGGCCAAGTTGATCTCATGGTCGAGCTTGCGCTCTTCCTTGAACATCTCGTCCCACTTGCCGGACTTGATCCACTTGCGGACGGTGATGCCGGAAACTCCGAAGATCACCGCCAGCTCAGTGGGATCTGTCTTGCCGTTAAGATAGGCTTCTTTGCAGTTGTCCCGCTTGATGCGGAACTCCAGTGCGTTACTCATATTCAGGTCTTACCTTGTGGCTTACCAGATACTTGTTGATGTCTTTGCCATGAACCCGTAAGGGGCCCTTGTCATTGATGCGATAAGCGGGAAGAGGATCAGCGATGTCTCTGATCATACGATAGACGGTGGAGCGGGCGACGTTCAGCACGTCGGCGATCTCATCCGGTCTATAGTAGCGGTCTTTGAAACTCTTCACGTTCACCTCGATCCTTGGGTCATTTCTGCGGTCATCATCTGTAGCTCCCATTATTCCGTCAAAATCTGCTGGTATAGGATGCGACAGAATTACAGAGCACTGAAGTTCAGCACGATCTTGTTGTAGTTACCGGCCTCGTCTCTCACTGCAAACGAGATGTACTGTTTGGTGGAAGTGACCAGGATGGCTTTATCGATCAGTTCCATCGCTTCTTTCCAGACCGGGTCCTTGATCTTGAAGCGACGCAGGGCGAAGATGCGGTAACGAGCCAACTGACCATGCTTGTCCAACTGGAAGGCATCGTTGACGATAGCCTTGAGATTGTCATTGGAGTCGGCTGACCAGGCTTTGATGCACTCATCGATCTTCTGCTTGGCGAGTTGCAGTTCAATGCCGAACTGAATCTTCTCCCGGAAGCGCATCTCGACCCGATACTTCTCATCGAAGCTGATGAGCAGGGCATTGCCCTTCCATTCAAGGTTATTCCTGCGAGCCGCGTCATTCAGATACTTCTCGATGGTCTGGATTAGCTTCTGTTTGTCGGAGATAATACGTTCTTGCAGTTTGATGGCGCAGTCCATCGCTTTCTTGACTGCGGCATCCTTTTCCACTATTTCGGTGTGCAGCACCTTGACTGGGAATTCCCTACCTTGAGCATCGGTTAAGGTGCGTTCTTTGACGGGTGTGCTCGCTTTACTCATTTGAATCCTCCTTAGGATCGCTTGGTTTATTTGGTGATTGATTGATCTCTTGTTTCTTGATGTAGGACTGAAACATGGCGATAACCGCCCTGCGCTCCTTCTTGGTAAGCAGGTTCCAGTGGCTTTTGGAATAGTGACTGATCGTGAATGCCCGCAGCTGGGATTCAGTCCAGCCGGCTGTCTTCATCAGGGCGTGCATGTACTTGCCCTGCTTATCGTAGTTGTATTCGAGAGGGCGACCATGCCTGCGATACTTGAGCATGATGGCCTTGAACTCGAGCAGCTTATCTTCGGATAGAGCTGATAGCGAATCGCCATAGCCCATACTGTTCATGATGAACTTGAATGCGTCCAACGGCCAGTGAAACTTCTTGACCCGGATGGCGTGGATTTGTTGACGTAGTTTTCGTTCTCTCAGTTCCTGATCCATAGAATGCCCTCTCTTCCTAGTTAGAGTAGTTTTGCTTGGAGTATCTTTGTCTGAAGTCTTCGGCCATCAGCCTACACATCTCATTTGCCTGCCGACGTAAGGATTTGATTTTCTCCCACTCAGTCTTCTTGGCGGCTCTATAAGATCTATGTGCCTGCCTGGATTTACTCTCCGCTTCTTTCTTCTCCTGCCTGAGTCTTCTACGTTCTGCGGCTTCGGCCCTGAGTTGCTCTTTAGTCTTGGCATTGGGATCAGGCGGTTTACACGTCAGTTCGTGGAGAATGCCTTTCTTGATGTGCTTGCCGATTTCCTTGAGCCTGGCTCTGGATTTGACGTAGTAGACTTTATCAAAGCCGATGGCATCTATTGAAGCCAGGGCTTCCAGATAGACATAGACCCACTGGCGGCTGCGAGGGAAGTCGGCAGTTATTTTCCGGATTGAGGTGTAGCTGCCATTCTCAATCAGGTTCAGTAGTTGATTAGCGGCATTGGGATGGAAGTTCCATGTTCCCTTCTGCCCATAGCAGAGGATCGGATTGTAGCGATTGGCATTTACAAAGATGCCTGTTTCGACCTCCTTGATCAAGCCTGTCTGAGTGAGATCCTGTAGAATCGGTTTGATCTCTGCGGTCTCTATTGTAGTGTATCCGGCTATCGTTTCCGCCGCGAAAGGCTTGCGATATTGCTTTACGAAGTTCTTGACCAGTTCGGTGGGTG